CAAAGGCAACCGGCGAGCGGTACTTGCCAGAGAAGGCTATCAAGGCACTTTCTCCGAGCGAGTATGCCGCTACTACGAAAGCCAAGCGGAAAGCTACCAAGGCGGGCAAGCAAGTCGCCAAACAACCCAAGAAGATTGCAAAGAAAACTGCGAGATATAGATAATGGCAACTACTAAAGATGTTGAACGCTTACCTTCTGGCCGTATCAAATACCGTGGGGAAACATTTGCCGGTTACAACAAACCAAAGAGAACATCTGGAGGGTCTAAAAAATTTGCTGTTCTTGCAAAGAAAGGAGACCAGATAAAGCTTGTACGTTTTGGTGACCCAGATATGGAAATTAAGAAAGATAACCCAGAGCGTCGTAAGAGCTTTCGTGCAAGGCACAATTGCGATACGGCAAAAGATAAATTCAGTGCCCGCTATTGGAGTTGCCGCAAATGGTAATGAGCTACCTAAAAAAAGACAAAGAATACACAGAGAAGCAACTTGCATTCTTGGAGGCTCTAGGCACGACTGCTCAGGGCAATATCCGCCATGCAATGCGGGAAGCAGGCTATGCTGAGACGACTCATCAAAAAGAGTTAGTAGGCCCTTTACAAGATGAAATGGTCGAGCTAGCCAATATGATTTTAGCAACCCACTCAGCCCAAGCGGCGTTTGGTTTGGTAGGCGTGTTGGATGAGCCTACTGCAATGGGAGCTAGAAACGCGATTGCGGCGGCTACCCAAGTACTTGACCGTGTAGGCGTAGTCAAGAAAGAAAAAGTTGAGGTAACAACAGACACTGGTGGTTTGTTCATTTTACCTCCTAAGAAGAACGATGAGTCATCTGACTGACGAAGAACAGCTACGGATTACCGAAGCGTTATTCCCCGATACATATGAAGCTAAAGGATCTGGTAGACCGCCCTTCAAGGTAATCTACGATAAAGATCCTTCTTCTGTTAAAGGGAGTACGGTCTACCGCCTAAATAAAGAATTACTTCCACATATTTTGGTTGGGATTGGTGCGATGAAAGAAGGCGCATCGTTCAGGCAAGTCGGAGAATACGTAACAGAGAAATGTGGATTTGCGTTTTCGTATGAGTCGTGTCGTCGGCTTTTTAATCTGGTATGTGACATGTACCCAGATTGGAAAACTTATAGAGCGCAAGCTCACGGTGCTAGCAGAAACAACATTCAAAGTAAAGATTACAAAGATAAAAAGAAGCGCGAAGAGGCTCAAAAAAGGTCTCAACTAAAGCGACAAATGACTAACCTCAAAAAAGAATACGATCAGTTAGTCGAACAGAAAGAAGAAAAAGAAAAGTTAGCGGATCTAAAAGACCAAGAAGTTGAGGTTATTGGAGGGGCTGTACATCGAGGTAAGAAAGATGAAGCCCCTGTTATTTTTAAACCTAATCCGGGTCCGCAAACTGAATTTCTTTCTTCAACGGAAAGAGAGGTTTTATACGGCGGTGCCGCAGGTGGTGGGAAATCATATGCATTGATTGCTGACCCTGTTCGGTATTTCGGTAACAAGAATTTTAATGGGATTCTTTTACGTAGGACAAATGACGAACTACGTGAATTAATCTGGAAGACACAAGAGTTATATCCTCAAGTCTATAAAGGGGCCAAGTGGTCTGAGCGGAAGTCGCAATGGAACTTCCCATCAGGTGCAAGGCTCTGGCTAACATACCTAGATAGGGATGAGGATGTACTTCGCTACCAAGGACAAGCGTTTAACTGGATTGGCTTTGACGAGCTTACGCAAAACCCCACGCCGTATGCTTGGGATTATATGCGTTCTCGTCTGCGTACTACAGACCCAAGTCTTCCCCTCTGTATGCGAGCTACCACTAACCCGGGAGGCCCGGGGCATGGATGGGTCAAGAAGATGTTTATCGACCCTTCTCCTGCAAATAAAAAGTTTTGCGCCACTGACCTTGAAACTGGAGAACCTTTAGTTTACCCAGAAAGTCATGCTAAAGCAGGTGAGGCGTTATTCTTTAGGCGATTTATACCTGCGACACTAAAAGACAATCCTTATCTTTACGATGAGGGTGCTTATGAAGCAAACCTTCTATCTCTGCCCGAGCAACAACGTAGGCAGTTATTGGAAGGCGACTGGATGATTGCTGATGGAGCGGCATTCCCAGAGTTTACTCTCAATACTCATGTTGTCGAGCCATTTGATATTCCAAATACTTGGCGCAAATTTAGAAGTTGCGACTTTGGTTACTCTACATATTCAGCGGTTTTATGGTTTGCCATTGATCCTGCTTATGAAACATTGATTGTTTACAGAGAGCTTTACGTCAGTAAGAAAACCGCTCGTGAATTAGCTCGATTGGTTTTAGAAGCCGAAGCAGGCGATAAAATCAGCTATGGAGTACTGGACAGTTCGACATGGCACAAGCGGGGCCATACAGGTCCTTCGATTGCAGAAGAGATGATAGCTGAAGGCTGTCGATGGAGGCCATCTGACAGGACATCAGGTTCTCGTGTCGCAGGTAAGAACAGACTGCATGAACTGTTGAAGTTTGATGAAGAGATTGATCAAGCAGGAATTGTCTTCTTTGATACGTGTAGACAGACCATCTCTGACTTACAAGTTATTCCGTCTGATAAAAAAGGTACAGATGATATTGACCCTCGTTTTGCGAGTGACCACACATACGACGCATTGCGTTACGGGATAATGTCCCGACCAAGATCTAAAAGTTTATTTGATTTTGGAGAGGATCTGAGTAAAACAGAGTGGCAACCATTTGATAAAGTATTTGGATACTAATAGGTGTATAAATGGCAATTGTAGATAAACCAGAATTTGATAACGACGAGTCCGTTGTTCTTGAAGATGCAAAAGACGTACAGGATGATTATGAGTATTCTGGTTTTGTAGGAATTATTCGAGACAAATTTACTCGCTCTAAAGATAAAAGACTGACTGACGAAGAACGTTGGTTAAGGGCATATAAAAACTATAGGGGCGTTTACGATGACACGACACAGTTTACCGAAACTGAGCGTTCTCAAATCTTCATTAAAATTACAAAAACAAAAGTCCTTGCCGCTTACAGCCAAATTACCGATGTTTTGTTTGCCGGTAATAAATTTCCAGTTGGAGTTGAGCCAACCAAGATTCCTGAAGGTATTCAAGAAACTGTCCACGTTGACGCGGCAATCCCTGATCCACTAAAAGAAATCTACGAAGAATTTAATGTAGGTTACTCTGGTGATGGCAGAGAAGTCCCAGAGGGGGCGACTACTGCGTCTCAGTTAGGACCCATCAAGGAATTAGAATTAGTTGAAGAAGAAGTTAAAGACGGCCCGGGCCATACTCCTACGGCGGCGGTATATGAACCTGCTAAAGAAGCGGCTCGATTCATGGAAAAGAAAATCCATGATCAACTAGAAGAATCTGATGCTAGTAAGCATCTTCGTTTTGCGGCGTTTGAAATGGCACTGTTTGGTACAGGTATTATCAAAGGACCATTTGCGCACGATGTTGAGTATCCAAATTGGGACGACGAAGGGAACTACGAACCAATCATGAGAACTATGCCTCGTATGGAAGCCGTCTCAATTTGGAACTTTTATCCAGACTCAGATGCTCATAATATGGCTGACTCTGAGTACGTTATCTATCGCCATAGAATGTCCAAGTCTGATCTTAGAGAATTGAAAAATCGTCCGTTCTTCCGAGACTCCGCAATTGAACGTGCGGCTGAACAAGGTCCTAACTATCGCAACGAGTATTGGGAAGACATCATTGATGACACGGACTATCGTAGCAACATTAACCGTTGGGAAGTTCTAGAGTACTGGGGCGTTGTCGATAGAGAGCTTGCAGAAGACGCAGGCGTTAAACTGACTAAAGAACTAAAGAAGTTTGATCAAATTCAAATCAACGCTTGGATCTGCGGAGACAATATTCTTCGTTTAGTACTTAACCCATTTAAACCTACACGCATTCCATTCCATGCAGTGCCGTATGAATTAAACCCTTACTCTTTCTTTGGGGTAGGCGTTGGCGAGAACATGGAAGATACTCAAATGTTAATGAATGGTTTCATGCGGATGGCAGTGGACAACGCCATGCTATCTGGAAACCTTATCTTTGAAGTAGATGAAACTCAATTAGTACCGGGGCAGGATCTATCTGTCTATCCGGGCAAAGTGTTTCGTCGGCAAGGGGGTGCGCCCGGTCAAGCATTATTCTCTACAAAATACCAGAATGTTTCTAGTGAGAATATGATGTTATTCGACAAAGCTCGCCAACTTGCTGACGAATCTACTGGCATTCCGTCTTTCTCTCACGGACAGACGGGAGTAACCGGAGTTGGCCGTACAGCATCAGGTATTTCTATGTTGATGGGCGCGGCGGCTCAAAATATTAAAACAGTCGTAAAGAACATTGACGATTACCTGTTATCTCCACTAGGTAAAGCTATGTTCGCGTTTAATATGCAGTTTGATTACGACAAGAGAGCTAAAGGTGACCTAGCAGTTATTGCAAGAGGAACAGAGTCTCTCATGAGAAATGAAGTTCGCTCTCAGCGTCTAATGCAAGTTATGCAAATGGGCGCAAACCCTGCGTTAGCTCCAATGATTAAGTTTGACTATATTTTGCGGGAGATTGCGGCATCTTTGGATTTGGATGAAGACAAGATTGTCAACGATCCAAGAGAAGCCGCTATTCAGGCTATCTTAATGCAACAGGTGCAGGGCGAAATGCAAGCTGAAGCATCGCAAGGGCAAGAGGGTACGCCTAGTCCTGCCAATCCTTCAGGGACTGGAGCAGGCAACATAGCTCCGGGCAATGCTCCTGAGCCGGGGGCACCCGGTTTCTCAGCTAACACCGGACAACCTCCAGAGGAAACTATCCAGTAATGTCCCCTAGTGTAGCAAAGAAACTTTTACCATTAGTTAACGTGAATAAACATTTAGATGCCGTGCAGGGATACGCCTTAGAGCGTGTAGATTTTTTGCACAGACAATTAGAGATTGCAACTTCTATTGAGGAAGTCAAAGAGCTACAGGGTAGCCTGAAAGAAGCTCGTCGCTTACTGACTATCAGAGAAGAAGCCCAACAGGAAGCACGGGAGAGTTAAGTGGCTGTTAAGTCTTTAGGTAAAGCTGTCAAAGCGACTGCAGAAAAAGTAAAAGGTAAACTGGCTCCTACTGCAGTAGCGATGGGTTTGATGGCTCCATCTGAAGAATCCGAAGCCGCTTACATCCCTCTCAAGGCATTTGCTGAAGGCTCTGATGCCGCCAAGGCTTTATTTGAACGAGCAAAAAAGCGTATTGACGAGGGTGCTGATACATCCCCTAATGGCGAACTTTACCAAGAAATGGGCGTGTATCGTTCAGAAGATGGCGACTTTAAAGTTGATGTTGCGGAATTAAGAGCAAGAAATCAAGAACAGATGACTGCTCTAGGGACATTTGCTAAAGACTTAGATTTTTATTTAAAAAGTGATAAAGCCAGAACGAAAAAATTTGAGTTTCCTATCACTCGATACCTCACTGAAGATTCTCCCATATTTGAGTACTTTCCAGAACTTAAAGACAGCAATGTAAAAATTGCTCCTAGAAGTACTGACCCAGACAGTTCTTATAGCTCGTATGGTTTTTATAGGGCAAAAGGTAAGGATGGCAAACCCGAAATCGTTATTACTATTCCTAAACAATTAAATCTTAATCCTGAAAGTGGTATGGAAAAGATGACCAATGACGGGTTTCAAGCAGAAGATAAAATGTATTGGGATGAAGTATTCGGCGCGTTTAGTACTCTAGTACATGAATTTCAGCATCATATTCAGAGCGTAAAAAAATCCGCTAACACTGGCTACAACCGCAGAAGTGTGGATAAAGAAACCGTATCGGGACTACGTAGCCAATACGAGGAAGCTGTGCAAAGGTTAAAGGAGCTAGAGCCGGGAGACCCGGGCTATGAGACCTATCGTAGGTTAGCTGATAATTTTGAAGAAATCGCCTACGATTCGTTAGGCGTTGAGATGAAAAAAGAATTCAAAGAAGCATCTCCAGAAGGACGCGCAGATTTAACTATAGGCGCATTAGACGCATTTAAATCTGGGATAATTGGTAAAGACGGTATGGTTCCTCACGGCATCTACATTCGGGAGTTGGGTGAGGCGGAAGCACGTTCTAGTGGGTTGAAAGCTTTACTGCCCGAAGGCGAACAACGTAAAGCTATTGGTGTCTATTACCCTAAAAATTATATCAATAAAAAAGGTTACGTTTCTCAACCTTCTGATGTAGATATAGACGACCAATTAAAAAATGAATTTGTACTTGTTCGTGCAACTCCTTCTTATGAAGCCTTAGACAGACACGGAGACTTATATGGACTATCTGAAGTTGATTTCTCTGGCGCAAAAGACCCTAAAATTGTTGCAGATGCTAAAAACAAAGATAAGGGTACAGGTGCCGCCGCTGTAGTAGGAGCAGGCACAGCCGCAGGGCTAGCCTCACGCCCTTCAGAGGCTTTTGTTTCTGAAATAGGGGAACGTACTGGTTTATTTGAAGATGGCTCTCCTACGGCTTCTCTGTTCGATGTAGAGGGTGTTTCTGATGAGTTAGGTATCTCAAATACATTTTTGCTTGACTTATTAGTTCCTAGAACTAAACCGTATGATTTGATATCCAGTATTCCCGGTGTTGGTGAAGCCATGATGGCAACTGATGTAATTGAGTCGAGCTTTGGCGACTACTTACGTGGCGAAGGAACTGAAGCAGGCCAACGTATCCGTGCAGAGGCAAACAAAGACACTCCAAAAGATGTCGCAGGTATGGATGAAGGCGGGTTGATGTCCGCTAGAGATTTGTTAGATCAAATCGACGTTAAAGATATTTCTCTTACTATAGACACTTTGTTTGACGGTGATAAAAGAAAAGTTCTAGATAATCCTATTGCTGAAAAAATGGATGAGGATTTAGAAAATGCGTTTATTAACTTTTACGGCAGTTTAAGAAAATCTTCAGATCCAAAAAAATTGCGTGAACAATATTCTAAAGCCGTGCGTTCTGTTAGAGATAGAGACCCAGAAATTTTCGATCAGTATTTTTTAGGGCCAAACACGGATGAAAAAA